GAGATTGATGATGGCTCTAAGCATGTATGGGTAATTAATAATTATACAAGTGGAAATATACGAGGAGTAGAAGTTAAAGCTCATACAGAATGGGCTGCTGCTCAAGATGTACATATTATAGGACATGTATCTTACCATGATGTTAGAGCATATGATTTTAGACATATCGGACATCATACTTCTGAAGATCCCGATTCAACAACTGCTTATGATGTCGTAATGACAAATTGTACAGCAATTGAACCAGTATTTAATAATTTGTATGCAGGATTAACCCCAAGAGCATTAACTATTTCTGCATATGTAAATGTAAACATATCAGGTTTTACTGCCATTGGAGATCCTAATTATGATTATGATGATAATCCAGTCATTGCGGTTCAGTACAAATCGAGAAACATTGGGTTACATAATTTTAATATTCGTGGATTTAAAAAGGCAAGTACTGATATTCGGTTAGTTGGTGGGGATCAAAAAACAGATAATATTAATATTAGTAATGTTCAGATTTACAAGTCAGCAAAAGAAGGAATAGGTATTGGCTCTGCTATTTATAATGTTAATTTAACTAATATTACTATGATTGGTGAGAATGGTACGGTTGGGTTATCTAGTGTTAATTCACAAGATAGCATTGTTGGAGTACATGCTGAAGGATATTCATTAGCAGCATCTATTGCAGGAAATGATTATACAGACTTTGTTCCAAACAATGTTAAAGGTGGTTCTAGAATTGCTAGTACAAGCGGATATCCCAAAAAGGAAACATCTGCTATTATTACCTCCACCAGCGATAGTAAAGCTACTGGTGATAAAACAACGGTTATTTCTTCTTCTAACTCTGAAGCGGCAGGAGAAGGTAGTGTGATTATCGCATCTAGTGGCGGTTCCAAAACAGAAGGTGGACGAGACGTTGTAATAGGATCTAATAATTCTAAGACAACTGGAAGTAATGAAAATGGAAAAGTCATTTTAGCTAGTAATAGTGTGGTGAATGATAACAACTATTCTGTAAGAGGTGGATATGGAGAATCAAGTAATCCCCTGGTAGCCAACACAAAATGGGAATTAGATTCTATAACAGGAAACGGAAAATTTTCTGGAACTATTACAGGCTCTTCTTCCTTTAGTGATTATGCGGAATATTTCGAGTCGTTAAACGGTGAAAAGATTGATAGTGGTTTTATTGTAACGTTAGAAGAAGACAAAATAAGAATTGCAAACAAAGGTGACGTCCCATTAGGAGTAATTTCGGAAACTGCTGGAGCTGTATTAGGTCAGGCTTCTTACCATTGGCAAAATCGATTCTTAACAAATGAATTTGGTGGACTAATACTAGAAGAAAAAGCAGTGAAAATCCATGATGATGAAACAGGGGAATTCAAAGAAGAAATACATATGTTGCCAATAGAAAATCCTGAATTTGATAGCACTACTGAATACATATCTAGAGAGAACAGGAATGAATGGCATACTGTCGGATTGCTAGGACAAATAAGAATCCGTATTGATGAAACTGTACAAGAAAATGGCTTTGTATCATCGAACGAAGGAATTGGAACAAACAGTGATAAAGGTTGGAGGGTTATGAAGATAACTAAACCTTATGATGTAAACAAAGGATATGGAGTTGCTTTATGTTTTGTAACACCGTTAATAGGAGAGTGAAAGAATGGAGAAAAATGTGGATTTAAGGGTTAATATATCAGCAACTACAAGTCAATTTAGCTTAACAAATATACGTTTTTCCACACAAGATGAAGGGTCGGCTATGCTGACCTTTTATTTATTTAAAGATGGGGTGGAATTACCACTTAATGCAGTGACAGGAAAAATTGTATTAAGAATGTCTGATGGTAGTAAGTTTATAGATACAGTGAATATTACCGACAGGGTAAATGGTATTGTAGAGTATCTTTTAACCTCAGAACAATTGAAGCATTATGGGAAGGTTACTGCTGAGCTTTATTTAAATTATGAAGAACAAAAAATGTCAGTCCACCGATTCGCTTTCATTATTGAACAGGCATTAATTGATACTGATATTCCTGTAATTACAGAGTTTTATGTCGATAACTTCGAAGAGTTAAAATCGACTATTAATTCTATGGCAGATGAGACAAAAGAAATCATTACCACTGTGGAAGAGAGTGTTGAAGAAGCGAAAGATCTTGCTGAAACCACTATCTCTTTAATCCAACAAAATCAAGTTGCAAAGCAGTCAGAATTACAAGCCACTAATGCACAGTTGGCGACTTTAGATCAAAAGAAAGCAGACCAGTCATTTGTAGACTACCAATTTGCTAGTATTGTTAGTGGTGCTCCAAAAGGAACATACACCACATTATCGGCTTTACAAAGCGCATATCCTTCTGGAACTTCTGGAGTATTTTTAGTTAGTTCTACTGGGCATTGGCACTATTGGAATGGGGTAACAAATACTTGGGAAGACGGAGGATTATATCAGAGTAGTGGTCTAGCAGATGAATCTGTTTCTGAAAGAATTACAACTTTTTTCAATAAAGTAGAAGGTGATTATCCTAATCTATATAGTACAGACGGAATAGTAACTGGATACGCTATTTCTACATCTACTGGTAATCCTACTGTTAATGCTGATTATTGTTATAAACGAATAAATTGTAAAGCTAATGAAACGTATAAAGCAAATAAAACAACTGGTGGACAACATGTAACATTTTTTAAAACTGATGGTACTTATTTAGGTTATCACATATTTTCTTCGGGACTTGAGTTTACAACTCCAATAAATACAGCATATATGCTGGTTACTGCTCAACCAGCAACTTCAACGAGCTTAACAATAAAAGAAAAATATGCCTATTATTTTTCAAACGATAAAATTAAAGATTTACCTGGTTCTAAAGTTTTAACCAAATCATTAACTTCCGATAAAATGAGTTTTATTTCAGAAGTTGTTGCAAGTAATAACTTATTTAATAAAAATAAAGTCAAGAATGGTTATTACCTTGCGGTTTCAAGTGGAGCAGAAAGGGAAAATGCGGATTTCACATATGGATTAGAATACATTCCTGTAACTGCTTCTACAACATATAGTTGTCCTTCTGGAAATAGATTAATATGTTTTTATGATGCTAATTTCACTTTTTTAAGTGGCATGACTGCAACGAATGGTCTGATTACCACTCCATCTGGATGCGCTTATATGAGGATATCATTTGCTCTCAGTGATTTAGATACTTTTAGAATAAGTAAAGGCTCTACGCTATTACCTTATGATGATTATACAATTAAGTATAAGTTCGACAGAGACATTCACTTAGAGTCTAGTTCGAATTCTCCTGGAGATTCTTCTAACGATGAAATAGTAATAATAGCGAAAAATGGAAGTGGTAAATATACTTCAATAACACAAGCGGTAGCATCAGAACCTAGCGGAACTGTATTTCGATTAATGCCAGGCGTTTATGATAACGAAGTAATTAAAGCTTGGGGGAAGACTGTTTATCTTACCGGAACTTCTCGTAAAGATTGTATTATTAAAAATTCCATGGGCGGTTACCATGATCCTCCACTTGAAGCTTCCAGTGGACTATTTAAAAACCTTACTATTATCTCAGAATATAAAGCAGGAGTAACTACAGGAATAGACTCCTATGCGATTCACATCGAAGATAATGATCTTGCTAATAAAAATCTTGTCTTTGAAAATTGTTATATCGAAAGTCAAAATAACTGGGCTATTGGAATGGGAATGCGTGGCGGTTGTTATGTTGAATTTAAAGGCTGTGACTTAGTAGGGAAAGATGGTTTATATGATTTAGGCGGTCATGGTGGACTATTCTTTCATGATAGTGCTATTGACGAATACTTAGGAGTTCAGGTTTTAAGAGTCATAGATACAAATATATTAGCTTATGGAAATACAACTACTGAACTTAAAATACAATCTCAAAGTAAAACAGGCTCAACAGTATACGTTGAGTTTATTCGTACTGTTGTCATGAATCCAGATAAAGGAACTCAAACAAAGGTATTCTTAAATGATTTAAATGGCTCCTATACGAACGTTTCAACAATAGCAGCTTTAACAAACTTTGTGCATAAGAAGACATCATTTGGAAATAACATGGCTGCCCTGAACTATTCTGCAAGTTAGGATACAACTGCGCAGTAAATCATTTGAATATGAAGACAAAAAAGAAGTCCCTTTCCTTACTTGGATTGGGACTTTTCTAATCCTAATTTTACTAGCTCTCTAATTGCTTCATTTCGATTTTGAAATTTATTATCATGCCAATAGTTATGTATCAGTTCTAGCATTTCATTAGGAAATGTTACTAATACTTGTGTATTCTTAGTTTTATCGATTGCCATTACTATATCACCTCGGAAGTATTATAAGTTATATAACTTATAGTTGACAAGGGGAATGTACATTCTTATAATTAGGTTATATAACTTATATAACCTAATGGAGAGTGATAATAATGGGGATAACAATTGATTTTGCAAAAGAACAATTATTAAGTGATCTAGCTGAATTAGAAAACTCTCGAAAAAGTTGTAGCTTTAATGACGATAGGTACAAGTTGAAATTAGCAGGTATTTTGTCTAAATATGAAGTGAAAAGGGAAATATCAGAAATATTTGAGACAGATATTCAAGAAAAAATAAATGTATTTCTTTCAGCAAAGAAAATTGAAGGTTTGTCAGATAAGACACTAAAAAACTATAAATATGAATTAGATATATTTGATAAAGCAGTCCAGAAGAATACTATGGACATAACCTCAAATGACATAAGATTGTTTTTATCTAGGTTCGATGAATTAGCTATGAGTACATTAGCAAAGAAGTTATGGGTACTTAAGAGTTTTTTCGGTTGGCTACATAATGAAGAAGTAATCACCAGGAATCCAACTGCTAAAGTTAAATCACCTAAACAAGAAAAGTTACTAGTAAAGACATTGAGCATAGAAGAATTTGAAATGATTAGAGAATCGTGTATAACACTTAGGCAGCGTACACTTGTTGAGTGTCTTTATTCAACTGGGTGTAGATTAAGCGAAATTCAACAATTAAACATAAAAGATATTAATTTTAGAGAGATGAGTGCAGTTGTATATGGTAAAGGGCGAAAAGAGCGTGAGGTTTTCTTTTCAGTCAAAGCCATATTTTATTTAAAGAAATATTTAGATAGTAGAGATGATGATTGTCCAGCGTTATTTGTTACAATGAGAAAACCGTATAGAAGAGTGGCGAACAGGTCTATCCAAGATGAGATCAATAAGATAGCCGAACAAGCTGAATTAGATCATGGAGTTACTCCGCATTGGTTCAGGAGGACAATGGCAACTAGAATGCTTGAGACAGGGGCTCATCTATCTGCTGTGCAGAATATTCTTGGGCATAATTCACCAGATACTACTCAACATTATATTAATGTTACTGAAGAATTTAAACGAGAACAACATAAGAAGTACTTACCACTATGAGCCTTTTATGGGCTCTTTTTAATGTCTTATGAGGAGGTGTATTAATGGAGCAACGTGTTTCCAAATTAGAGGATGAAATGAAAGATGTGAAGACAAGATTGGCTGTCGCTGAGTCTAACATCAGAGACATTAAGGAAGATTTATCGTCAATTAAGAGTAATACAACATGGTTACTAAGACTTGTAGTAGGAGCGATCATTGGAGCTATTTTAGCTTTAGTAATAAGAGGAGGAGTGTAGTATGGATTTCGAGGTTTACAACGTGGCAATTATACCGTTAATTTTAGCTTTCGTTGAATTACTAAAAAAGGTAGGTTTCCCCGTGAAATACACACCGGTAGTCTCATTGGTACTAGGAGTAGCTTTTGGAATGGTATACATAGAAGGTGAAATAAAACAAAGTGTCATTGTTGGTTTAATGTTAGGGTTGTCTGCCAGTGGACTATATTCAGGTACAAAAAGTGTTGTTAAGAGTGATAACTAATCGTTATTGCTCTTTTTTATTTAAAAATGATAAAGGAGATGTTTAAATGTCAGTAAAAATTTTACAAGATAAAGCAGTTAAACGTATGGGGGCAGTTAAAGAAGTAGTGAAAGAGAAAACATTAGACTTGATCAAGAAATGTTATGATGAGGGCATCTATGTTTTAATTACAGATGGTTATCGTTCTAATGCTGAACAAGATGAACTGTATGCACAAGGTCGTACTAAACCAGGTCAAATTGTTACTAACGCAAAGGGTGGGGAGTCTAATCATAATAAAGGGACAGCGATTGATTATTGTTTGACTAACAAAGAAGGTACTGCTGCATATTGGAATGTTAACTCTGATTGGAAAAGAGTTGCTACGATTGCTAAATCAATGGGCTTTGAATGGGGTGGAGATTGGAAAGGGTTTGTTGATAATCCACACTTGGAATACACTGGCAAGGTTACGGTTAAAGAAGAAACTAAGCCTAGTGATAAGAAATCAACATACACATTGCCAACTGGTACTTATAAAAAAGGATCTAAGGGTACAGCTGTAAAACAGATACAAGAAGCCTTGAATAAGCTCTACTTCAAATGTGGTACTGCTGACGGTATTTGGGGAGCTAAAACAGAAGATGCTTTAAGACGTTTCCAAAGTGTATATTGTAATCCAGTTGATGGAATTTATGGTAAGAATACAAGATCTGCTATGTTGAAACAGTTGAATAAATAAATAAAAAGCCCTTCTCAAATGAGTTGGGCTTACTTTTAGATATCTTCTTTATAATTTATGTTCATATTGCTCTTAATATCAATAACTGCTCTACGTATAGCTTCTTTAATATTGTTAGGATCTTTAATTCGTTTAATTGTAATTGTAGGATGAGAAGAATCAGAGCTTTGTATTTCTATATCACCAAAACCTCCAAGTTTCTCTTTTATACCTTGTTTAACTGCCACATCTTTTATTTTATACAATTCAATTTCATCTTTTTTAGTAGACATTACTCCAACTTTATTTATCAATAAGCGTTCTGTAGTAAGTTCATAACTAAATTGAGGAACTGATACTTCAATTTTGCCTAGCATTCTTTTTTTATTTTCCATGCCGAACATATACGTTTGGAAAGTGAGAATAGTTTGTTCTGTTTGTTTAACAGGTGTTACAGGTATTTCTATACTTGCAGCAATTTCTCCTATTTTATATCCACATTCTGGACAAAACTTCATACCTTCTGCTTTTGTTCCGCACTCCGGACAAAATTTCATAGTATCACTCCTGTTTGTTGTAGGTAATTTCATCATACAATAATTACCATGAATATATGAATCATTCGACAAAACTAGACATAGAGAATTTAATATAAATTACTCACTATCTTCTTTTAATTTATAGAAATCATTTATAGTTACGTTTAAAATATCAGCAAGTTTCAATAATTGAGGAATTGTAGGAAATGTTTTTCCTGTACACCAATTTGATAAAGTATTTTGGGATATTCCAAAAATGTTACATATTTCAACTCTGCTATATCTTGATTGTTTAATATATGATCCAATAAAACAAATTACCATATTATCACCCATATTTAATATTCTACAATTATATAAATTAACCTTTCACAATATATTTAAGAAAATCCAAAGAAAGTTGTGATAGACAGTCATAATAGTCTTCCAGATGCCATACCATTTACTATACCAAGTCAATTACTACCCTAGTAGCTTGATCGAGAATATACCAGATATAGCTATATCAACCCATATACCCTATTATTTTTCATGCTAGATTGATGGGATAGATTCTATAGAATCTATAAAGAGGTGGCGTAATGAAGGGAGGAAAACAAATTGATTTTCGAAGTGTTTTCTACAGCAATTATGGGAGGGCTTACTTTAACAGCTTTTTTATCAAAAAATGGAGCAGGGAATGACTCAAAAAAACTCAACAAGATATTTGCGTTATCAGGTCTAAATGTAAAAGATGGAAAGGAAACTTTAACTACTCAATTAGTAAAGAAAAGAAACTATGACTGGGGCAGTGAGTATCGATATCGTATACCATTAGGAAACTGTTTTGAAGATTATTTAGCTAAACAAAAGACAATCGAAGCTGGAATTAATACACGAAATGTAAAACTAGAGATAAAGGATATTAGAGAAATAAAGTTAGATAAGAACATAATTTCCAATATTAGAGAACTATATCAGAAGAAATTGACAGACAACAAAGAAGTTGAACTATCTTATGATGGCATGTTAATTATTCGTGTCTACAATCACTCTTTACCAAAAGAAATTGAAATGTTTGAGGGGAAAGGATGGGCAGTCCCAGTAGGCGTAACAAGAGAGAAAAATAAGCGGATTTTCCACGAATTCGAAAGGATACCTCATTGGGTACTTGGGGGAGCAACAACATATGGAAAATCAACTCTTATTAATGGAATTATTGTCTCTTTACTAAAACAACAACCTAATAACGTTAAATTTCATCTTATAGATTTAAAAGGTGGGGTTGAACTGTGCGACTATGAACATCTTAAACAAACCGTATCAATTGCATATGAACCTGAGGAAGCTTTAATGGTTTTAGAGAATGCTTACAATAAAATGAGAGAGATGCAACAACGTTTACGTAAATTAGGTAAGAAAAAAGTTCAAGAAGCTGGTATAACAGAAAGAAACTTCATTTTTATAGATGAAGTCGGAGAATTAAACCCAGATGAAGAAGTAGATGCTGACATAAAGAAACTAAAAAGAGAGTGTCAAAAATACATGAGTCAAATATCTCGGCTTGGAGCTGGATTAGGTTTTCGGTTAATTTTAGCCACTCAATATGGGACTGGAGATATTATACCTAGACAGTGTAAACAAAATAGCGATGCTAAATTATGCTTTCGTGTTCAGTCAGGTACAGCTTCAAAAGTTGTATTAGATGGGGAAGGTGCAGAGAATCTCCCTGAAATAAAAGGTCGTGCAATATATCAAACAGCAGATAAGAAAATCATCGTTCAAACCCCAAAAGTTACTTCTAATATTATTAAAACCACAATCAAGCCTTACATTAAAGAGGTGAAACCAGTTGAAGCAGTTAAACCAGCGCCAAGAAGCAATACTGTTATCATTAAAAAAACTGGACTTTCTTAATAGAGATCAACTACAAACCATCCATAGATTAGGTCAAGTAAGAAACACCAACAGAATATTAAAGGAACTGTCTCCTTATTTAGAGTCATTTAGAGAAGAATATTCGACTATCTACTATTTAAATGCAGAAGGAAGAGCTTATGTAAATTCAGATAAGGTACGTAGAAAGAATCCTTTTGTTAATCATACGATTATGAGAAATTATTTCTATATTTTTGCGAAATGTCCAACTGAATGGAATAACGAAATTAGTATTACAGATGGAGTTACATCTATAGTTACTGATACATGGTTTAAAGTTAATGGTATGTATCATTTTTTAGAAATAGATTCATTACAGAAAATGAAAGAGAATCGAATGAAAGTTAAAAACTACTTAGCGTTACATGAAGCAGGTCATATAAAAGAACATTTTACCTACTTTCCTCCATTAATATGGTTAACTACGACAGAACTAAGAAAGAAACAACTAAAACAACTATGTAAAGGATTACCTTGTGCAGTCTATACCATTGATGAGATAAAATGAACAACAATGATTTTTAAATATAGCCAGATAGCAACAAAGATATTTGTAGATATTTAAAAAGGAGAGATAACTATGGAGACAATTGCATTTAATGATTTTATGAGTGGTAGTTATAAACAAGAAAACTTACGGACAAAAAAGTCCAAAAGTAATGTAGGTAAAATTGTAAGAAGAATAGGTACATCTATTACAATTCCATTATTGTTAGCAAAACCAGCTTTTGCTGCATCTCCTACTGCTGTTCCGGTAAATGCTGCTGCAGAAGTAGTTGGTCATACTGCAATTGAAACATTAGCACATGCATTAGATCCATTAGTTGATATTTTAGTGGCTTTGTCATTTCCAGTAGCCAGTGTGATTATTGTAGGATCGTGTTTCTTCTTTATGATAGGAAGGAGTGAAAAGGGATGGAGTGCTATTATGAATGCTGGATTGGGATATATTTTAATACAAATATCACCTTTGATTCTGAATATGTTGAAAGATATAGGTAGTGCTTTTTGAAATAGGGTAATAGATAAAGGACTCGGAGTTAAAGTCCGAGTCCTATACTTACGATATTCTTTGAACAAATAAAAAAACATAGTCGGAGTGAGGTGAATAAGGTGACTAAGAAAAAGAAACCAAATAGATACGAAAATGTTCCGATTGAATTATTTTATGTAAAGTCAAATAAAAACAAAAAAATAGTAATGAGAAAAATATATGAAATGTTATTGAATAAGGCTAACAAAAATGAGGAAAAGTAGTCATAAAATAAAACTTGTCTAACCAATACCTGAATGGTAAAATGAAGAAAAATGGTACGTAAAAAGGTGTTAAATTAATTATCCTCATTCTCCAGTAAAAGTTATGGTAATACCAACAAACGAGGAAGTAATGATTGCTCGTGACGTTGTAAGATTAGGTAATATCTAATCTAATT